CCTAGCTGCCGTGGGCATTCTGCTTGAGTCGTTACTTGCCTCGTGTCCACGGTAAATTAGGGAGCTGGGCAATCCGGGTGCGGCATCTTGTTCGCCTGCGCCCAGCGACAGAGACGAGCAATAGCGGCCCAACCTCTATCCCCCCAGCCCTCAACGTCGCTGCTGTACTGAGCCGCCGCCGTATCGTCTGTAACCGCCTCTACGGGCATCACAGGCTTTTTCTCGACGGCGAGGTCAGCAACCGGCGGGTTTAGCTTTGCCAGGGTTGGCGCGCACCCAACGGGCACAATTGAGAGCATGAGTAGCAGGGCCAGTCTCTCCCTTGGGAGCGGATTTGATCGCATCGGTTCGTTCCTGTTGGCTGTTCGAGATTGCTGCTGTGTCGTTGCCTCGTTCGATCGAGGCTTGATCCTTCGCCGCGTCGTTGCGCGCGGTGGCCTTGACGACGCTGGTAGTCGTGCTGGCATGATGACACGACACAACGGCGAAGATGAGCGCGAGAAGAGCGCACGCCGCCAATGCGGCGATGATGCGCGTTGCGGTCTTGTCGAGTCCGAACATCAGATCGTCTCCGTCGTTGTCGTGGCCGGCGTCGCCACCGCTGTGGTCGTGGTGGTCGTCACCGTGGGCGTGCTGTCATCGCCTCCGGTCGCGTCCAGCGAGAAGCCCAGCCCAGACGCCTTCACCGATCGCCGATTGATCGCTAGCCCCAGCGACATGAGGATGATCCCGATGATGGCGAGCAGCCCGTAGGCGATGTTCGCCAGCGGGTCCGGAACGTGCCAGGTCTGGAATATCCGGATGATCCACGCCAGCAAGGCGGTAAGGACCATGGCGCCACCGATCGACGCCGCGAGCGCAACGAAGGCGCGGAGATCGCGCGGGGGCCAGCCTGGGAGCGTCACCTTGCCCAGTCCCCGGTCTTTGCATGCAACCACGACAGAAACTGTCCGACCGTCTTGCCCTTCAGGATCGATGGGTTGGCTTTCGTGGCCGCCTCCCCGGCAATCAGGTCCGCGCGAGCCGTCACGTCCGCCTTGATCACTTGAGCCGCCATGCCAGCGCCGAAGAAGTGGGCAGCGTACAGTGACGCCTTGTTGATCGGGATACCCTTGGCCTTCAGGATCGCGACGTTCTTCGCAGTGAAGGTCTTTGCACGCTGCGTCTGTTCCTCTGGGCTCGGCCTTAGGCCGCCGAACGCGAGCGCCGGATTGTTGCCCCACTGGCCGCCCTCGCCGATCCATGTCGACTTGAGGAACTGGTAGAGCCCGGAGCCACTAGACGTTGGCGCCTTGATGTAGGGGCGGTTAGCGGACTCGATTTTCGCGAGCAGCGACCAGTAATCGGCCGGGATTGGATCCGCGTCGGTCATTTCCTCACCTCATCCATTTCGGTGCGGACCTCGCTCAAGGCCGCCTGCATCGCGTTGCGCATCTCTGGTGGGCCGTGGAACAACAGCACGCCCTCTAGGCGGTCAGCGCGAGCCGCCATGGCCGCGAGCTTGATCTCACACTCGGTCTTCTCGGTCGCGAGCGCTTCCTTGAGTTCGGCGATGCGAGGCTCGAAAAACAGCCGCCAGATGACAGCGCCCACGCCCATCCAGAATGCGGTCGCGGCAGCCCATGCCGCCATTGCGGCGCCCGCGATAAGGCCGCCATCCCCCCCATCCGTCACAGCGTTGCCATCACGCATGGGAGCCAACGATGCATCTCTTCCGCCACCTTCCTGATGGCTTTGCCGATCGGATGGAAATCCGCGCCAAGACCGATCGCTATAAGTTGAGCGCACGCCAGATAGAAAATAGCCCACCACCACGTTGTCGGATCGATGACACCCGCTACTTTGAGCGCGTCGATCGTCAGCATCGGGAAGAACAGGCCGGCGCAGATATGGCTTGCCAACCCCCGCGCTATCGGAATGCCTATCGCGAAAGCTGCAACATGAGCCCACAGTTGCGAAGTCGGCAAGTTGTAGCCGAGCCACAGCGCCGCGTAAGACCAGCCGACTACCGCCGACACTATCCATAACAGGCGTCCGAAGCTCGGCCTGCCGCACGCGATGAAAACGGATTCCGCCGCGATGCACATGAGCAGGATGCAGAGATAGAAGATATGAGGAGGCACACTATCACCTTGTCGGTAGCTTCGGCTGTGGAGGCGTCGGCGTGGGAGTAGGCGTAGGGGTTGGTGTGGGCGCCGGGCCAACTTGTCCGTCATCGGGCATGGCTATTCTCCTTGGTTGAGGGGCGGTGAGTCATTGCGTTCGATGAATCGGTCCATTTTGAGTCACAAATTCAATCAATGGATCGGGTTAGCCATGATATACGCGGGGCATGAGCAGAGCCGCGAAGATAGGACTTGCGATCTTTATCGCGAATGAAATTCGGGGAGTCGCCGTGGTTTCGGCAGTCGTGTGGGCTTGGATTGCGCACCGATGAAGCGCCGCGAATTACGCTTTTACATTCTACTTCTTGGCTCGATTATGCTTTTCTTCGCCGTGCTTAAAATATGGGTATGGCCAGACGCTTAGGCGGACATGGCGATTATCACCTGATAGTCACCACCTGGTGATCCGGCGTAGTTGATCGTCCCGGACTGAACCCCCGTTGATCCAGCAACGCCATATCGACACACGCCTGATGCGTTTGCATTCTGGTTGTGCACCGGGGTCGTTGACAGAGAGGTCGAAGTGGCATCGGTCGCCAGATAAGCGCTGCCGAGTAATATCAGCGCTGATCCGGCCGCAACTGATCCAGCCGTGGAGACAGTGCGGCTGGCTGCCCCAGTGCCCTGACGCGACCCGCCGGAGTCGATATATGTGTGTGTCCCTGGCAATAGGACGATGGAGGCAATCCCGTACCCGTTTCCGGAGAAGCCGAAGACTAAATTTCCGCGAGTGATATCGGCAGCGGCGAGCGTTCCGTAATATGATAGTCCGTTATAATTTGAGCCCTGCAAATTCTGGATGCCGGTATTCGCGCCAGACCATGTAAGGCCGTTTAGCGTGAAGCTATGCCCGACAGAGACAACAACCGTATCATTGGCTTTGGCGCCGGCCGGTAGGGGGACGGTGGCGGTGTTTGTCAGATTGACAAACACCGAACTTGCCGCGGGCACGTATGGACCAGCAACCCCCGCCGTAACAACGCTATCTATTCCAAGGCTTAGGCCGAGCATAATTTACACCTGTGGCGATGAGGGATCATGGCTGTATGGCCACGATTACTTGATAGTCGCCGTTCGGAAGGCCGGAGTAATCTACCGTGCCAGATTGAACGCCAGTAGTCGGCGCGATGCCGTATCGGCATATACCGGATGCATTTGCATTGGGATTATGCGCTACATCTGTCGTCAATGATGATGATGTCGCATCTGTCGCGGACACCGCACTGCCAAACAGCAGCAATTCAACGCCGGCAGACACCGATGCTAGCGTTGAAACCGTCCGACTTGATGAGCCGCTACTGCTTCGCGATCCACCCGAGGTTAAGTAGGTTCTCGGTCCCGGAAGGGCTACAAGCGTAACAATTCCATAGCCTGCGTTTTGAAAATGAAATCCGATAGAGCCGCGCGATAGGTCGCTTGCATCTACGGTGCCATAATAAGTCAGGCCATTGTACTGCGCTCCAGTTAGATTTAAAATGCCGACGTTAGAGCCGGTCCATGTCAGGCCATTAACTTGATAGCTATGCCCAATAGATATAACCAATGCGTCGTTGACCTGAGTGCCAGTAGGGAGAGGCACACTTACAGTGTCGCTTAGATTAACGAATACAGACGATGAGCCGAATGGTGGCCTTACAGAGGCCGCCGGATTCAGGCCAAGCATCCTGGTATGTGCGCCGCCCATCAGCTAATCCCGTCGCCGGTGAGCCGCCAAGCCGTAGATGTCACCTTAATTGCCGTAGCTGTTCCGTTCGCTACCAGCGACCGGCCACCAGTCGAGTCCGTCCAGCGCAGCGTGTCAGATGTAATCGCGATCGTGACATTACCGGCGCCGCTCTCGTTAACGAATGTGAGGATGGTTCCAATGGGATAGGGAACATTGGCGTTGCTATCGATCGTCCAGGTATGAGCGCTTCCAGACGTGTGATAGAGGTGCTTGCCGGCATCGGTCATGCTCGTCGTGTAATCGGCGTTCTGAAGGTTCTGCGGCGCTCCTAGGTACCCCGCTTCGGTTGTCGAAGGGGCAGTCGCCGGAGTAATATCTGCCCCGGCCCCGAAGTCCTGCTTTGCCGACCAGCTATTGGCGTGGGCGGTATCGAGAACGATTGTAATCGTGTCGGCGCCATCGTTGACTACGATGTTGATACCAGTTCCGCGCAACGCAGCGCCAATCGCATCGCGGGCATTCTCGTCGGTATACCCGCTCCCCCCGCTTGTGCTGGGAACGACGGGATCTACATCGAAATACGTTGCTGCGTCATCGGCGCTGTTGAGGACCACGCGATAATTTTGACCAACATCGAGGAACACCGGAGCGAACATGCCCGCGCTGTCCGACACCAATGGGTTTGAGCCGGCAATTAACCCAGCCCCATCGAGATAGAAGGTGGCAGGCGTCGTTGTCCCAGTCGCGTAGAAATACATCTTGGCGCCGTTGATCGGGTTGCCATTCCCGTCCAATGCTCGGACAAGGGATAGCGGCCAGAGATTTGCCATTCATGGTACTCCGGTGGTATGGTCCCGCTGATGGCGGTTTCAATATTTGGCGTGATGCTCACCAAGGCGCTCATCGTCGGAGCGGCCGGTGGGGTTAAAGTCGCTTGGGAGGCCGTGAAGGCCCGCTATATCCCCAAGGAATCAGTTATTGAGGGCGGCACGATTAGCGGCGAACGCGTTGAGGCCGCCGACGCCAGCGGCCCCGATTTTCGGCGCCAGCGCCTGTATCTGCTTACCGATGAAACGAGCGCCAGGCCCCCGGCTGGTCATAGCCTTCTGTAGGAAGGCATTGCCGCCACGGCTGTAGGGGCCTGCGGCGAGCGCAGCAGCGGCAAGAGGGATGCCAACGCCAGCCATCGCACCTTGGTGGCCGTCAGCCTCATAGCCAAGCGTGCCCAACGCACCGACGCCAAGAGCATTCTTGCCCAACTGCGCGAGTTGCAGCCGGTCTGCGGTGCCTGAGTTGCCGAGCTTCGGTGATAGGTTGCTTACGCCGGCCTGGGCGTAATCCTGCATCAGCGCGCCGCCCTCGTTGAACCGCGTCTTGCGGACGGAGCGGTCTGAGGTCTGGACAGCCCTAAGAAGCTGCTTCGGGGTGAAGCTACCGGGATCGCTCCCGAGCGTGCTACCAGCCTTGTCCAGAATGACCTTCATCGCATAGCCCTTGTCCGCTGCATCGAGCAGGGCAACGGCTTGGGGATCTGATGCAGGATTGCGGCGAGCGGCATCGTCCATCAGCGCGGAAAGCTGGCTGAGTGCATCGCCGTAGGCGTGCTTCTCGACATCGCGGTCAGCAGACTTGTAATCGGCCGCTTTCTTGTCGATCGCGGACAGCACCTTTTTCAAGGTCGTGCCGTCCATCGTTCCATCTTCGCCAATGCGCTTATCGACGGTGCCCTTCAAGACATCGATAAACTGCTTGCGATATTGCGGGGTAAGTGCGTCGATGCCGCCGTTCTTCACCTGATCGGTGAGCTGGGCAATCGCCGCCTCGTATTGATCGTCCTTGGCGAACGACATACCCGCGCGAGCCTTGGAATAGGCCGCGTTGAAGGCGTCGTTCATGTACTTCATGGCTTGGTCGCCAGAAACGTTCGGCGGAAGCTGCTTTTGAAGCGGCTCCAAGACCTCCGCGAACGGCTTCAGGGGCTCCAGCGCCTTGTTGATGCCGCCTAGGACGAACTCTTGGCCAGAGCGCTCCTGCCCGCCCTTGATGACGCTGCTGAGTACGGGAACGCTGGTCAGGGCGTCTTCTGTCGCTCCTCCGAACATGGAGCGCAGCGGCGTGATCGACACACCGGCATCGCCAAGCAGCTTCTTGCCTGCGTCTACAGCGGGATTGAGGATCGCGCCGGCCGTGTTCGTGATACCTCGCCCCACCGCGCCGCCAACCGCGCCGAGCCCAGCCCCCATGAGGGCATCACCCCCCTGCCCCGCCCAAGTGGTGGCGTCGGACTGTCCAGCGCCGTAGGAAGCCCCAGCAAGCGCATCGGGGATCGCAAGGCGTGCGGCATTGGCAATCGCGCTTTCGCCCTTCACAGCGGCCCCAGCGGCACCAAACACCCTGTTCAGGGGCGAGGCGATGGCGCCAGTGGCGTTAAGCGCGAGCGACTGGCCTGGATATGCCTTATCGTTCGCCTCGGACTGCCCCCGGCCAATGTCCAAGTTGTGCTGATAGGCATCCGAGAGGCTCTTGCCGTCCCAGATGCTATCGACATTCTTACCCGACAATCTGTCGATCGGCGCGACGGCGTTGATGCCAGCGGTGATTTTATCCAGCCAGCCCATGGTCCCGCCATTGGTGAACTCATCAACGCCCGCGTTCAGTCGGTTGTTGGCCTCGATCTTCGGGGAAATGACGCCGTCGCTGGCAACCTGAACTTTGTCTTTCTGGTCCGGGTTTTGCGCAATGAACGAAGCCGCATTGTCTACACCCGGCAGATTGTCGCGCTGCACGCTCTGAAGGTAGAGGTGGATGTCATGCGACGATGCTCCGCGCTTCAATAGCTCGCGGACTGTTTGCAATACGGGGTCGGGCGCGTCCTGTGGTGCAGACGCAGGCGATTGCGAATTGTCGAACTGATCGAACGGGTTCCCACCAGCGGACGCAGGAGTGCCTTGAGGGGTAGCCGTGGCATCGAACTGGTCGAAGGGGTTGCCCGCCATTCTACTTCCTCAAATACCACTTGGAGGCACCGCGACCGAACTTTTGGTCAAACGCGCTGGCCATGCCGGGATTCTGCTTGAGCAGAGCGACGGCTTCGTCGGGCGGCCGGCCGATACGTGAAATGTACCGGGTTTCGAACGACAGCTTGCTTGGGAAGTCGCTGCGGCCCGTCGAAGTCTCGTATTGCTGCTGTAGGCCCTTCAACTGCCCGACCATCAGCGCTTTCACCTGATAGATGGCGCCCGCGAGCTGCTCCGGCGACTGCGCTGAGTTGATGATTGCTGCCGCCTTCTCGCGATCGGCCACGCCGCCCGATGTCCCCACGATCGCCTTCGTGGTTTCGTCCATTACGAAATTCTTGATCGCCTCGAAATTCGTGGGGATCGCGCTACCTCCTGCTGTGCGGAAGGCATTGGAGATGGAGTTGAACAACTGAATGTTGCCGTTGCCCAGCGCCTTCGCGGCACCCTGGAGCTTATCGAGGTGGTCCACGGCAACGTTGAACGACCGAACCGCATCGCCCTGCTTGCCGGTGCCAAACGCCAAAGCCGCTTTTGCACGCATCGGATACTGGGTGGCATCGTAGGTCGGGTTCATCGTCTTGACGATCTGCATCGTCATCATGGCCTGCGGCGTCATTGCGGCACGACCGGACGGAGGTGGCATGTCGTAGTTGGCGATCTTCTCAGCCGTCGCCTGGAGCATGTTCATGCCGCTGCTCTGGCCGCTGCCCCCGGATTCCCCAGCGATGATCTTGCCGCGCACGGCTTCCCAAGGCCGGCCCTTGAGCGCCTGTGCCTCGTTGGCACTGAGCGACGCCCACACCTTATTCAGCGGCGTGCCTCTGGCCTGGGCATCCGCGTAAATCGCGGCGCCAAGCTTGTCCTGCACCTCGGGGGTGAAGGGTTGATTGCGCCAGCCCGCGCCGAGAACCTGTGGGGCGATCTTCGCTAGGGTTTCGCCGGTGATCTGATACGCACCGACAGCGCTCGATCCTAGTGTTCCCCGGCTATCCTTGCCGACGCCGGCCGCCTTGGTGTTCGGGATCAGCGTTGAGCGGCCGAAGTCATACACCTGCCCGACAGTCATAGACGTTAGCGGCTGCGGAGGCTTGCCATATTGGCCATTGCCGACGACGACATTGTACGGATCACCACCGCCAGAACCGCCGCCGAAGCCATCGTACACCACTTGATTGGTCTGCGGGTTAACGAGTGACTGACCAAACGGGACAGAGATAGGCTTGTTATATTCCAGCGTGTCGCGGCGCTTCGTCTCGTCAAGCTGGGCATAGCCAAGCTTGTTCTGATCCCGCGCGATATCAAGCCGCTGGCCTTCATAGCCAAGCTCTGTCTGTTTGTTCGCTTCATCGATTAGGGCCTTGGCACCGATCGACTGACCGATAATGCCGTTCAGGCCGTTATCGGAGAGATCGGCACCCTGAATCATCTCAGGAGTAACACCATGCGCGGCAAGCTGGGGAAGCGCGGCCATTGCGGCTTGCATCCGCTGCGCCTGGGGTACGTTCTTCAACGTCACCGCTTCCGATGCCAGCGCGTCGGCTGACTCTCCGAGACGATCACGGCGCAGCTTGTCCATCTGACCCAGCGATTGGATCATCTGGGCGGTTTCCTGGGGATCGGCGAATTGCGCGAACTTGGCGATGGCGTCCGGCAGCGACATTTGGCCGCTCGACACCGCCCCACCGATCGCCTGCGTGATCGGGTGATCAGGCTGAAGCATGGCGGTCGGAGAAACCGTACCGGGCTGCATATCTCCGTTCGGAAGAGTTTGCGGGCCGATAGGCGACGGTCCCGGCGCGCCCTGCGGCATGGCCTGGCCTGGCTGTCCATTCGGGCCCGGCAGAGTCCCGAGCATTTGCGGAACGTTCGGAACAGTCGTCGCCTGCGGAGGAATAGAGCCGACAGCAGGCGAGGCAACAGGAGGCGGTGCCGTAATGTTGCCATACGACTTGAACACGTCAGAGGCGGCAGAACGGGCCTGGATAGCGCGTTGGTTCGCCTTCACCGCCATGAAGGCGTTTGCGGCCTGCGGATTATACAGGGCGAGGTCAGTCATCGCCTGCGGATCGTCAGGATTGGCGCGGGCGCGGGCTAGCGCATTATCGGCTTGCTTCTGCAAGCCCATCTGACGGCCAGCCTCGAAAGACTGCGCCACGCCGGCCGAGAAGTTGGGCGCGGGCTGGAGATTACCCCATTCAATCTCAGCCATTAGAAGCCTCCCTGCTTCTTGTAGCTGGAGCCCTGCCCGGCAAACATGCCCAGAGCATTGGTCACGTTGCCGATCGCCCCGTTCCACGCATTGGCATTGGCAATCGCGCCGTTGCCCACGGCAGCAGCCGCATTGTTGTTATTGGCGCTCGTCTGATTGGCATAATTGGTGCCGACGCCAGCGATGGCGTTGCCGGCGCTCAGGCCTACCGCTTGCTGGTTACCGAGCTGGCCGAGATACTTGCTGAACTCGTCCGATGCGTTGCCTTGCGCCCAACTATTGATCCCCTTCATGGCCGCGCCGGATTGGATCAGACCGCGCGCGGCATAGCCGGTGTTCAGGGCCTTCATGCCCTCGTTCGTGCGAAACTGGTAGCCGTCGCTGTTCAGGAACGTGTTGTACGCCTGCTGAGCGCCGGGAAGATTGTCGTTCGCGCCGCCATTGGCGCCAGGAAGGCCGAGCAGCGCATTGTAGGCATTGCTCGCTGCCGTCCCGTTGTTGACGAACGGCGACAGGGTCGCCCGATTCTGGTTGTAGATGTCCCGTTGCAGGGCATTGTTCTGGTTCGCGGCATTGGTCGCTGCCTGTGTCGCCTTATTGGCGGCGTGGGAAGAGATCGCGGCGCTGGCGACGCCGCCAACGGCAGCAACACCGGCAGCAATTGCTATTGCGGGCATCCGCTTCTCCAATCGTATAAATCGTAAATCTGCGGGCCAATGCCGAAATCGACCGTCTGCGAACCGGCCGGCACAAATCCCGCTGCCAGTGTAAAGCGCTTGACGTTCTCGGCGTCCGGGTGGACCCGCGTCCAAAGATGGGTTGCCCCGGTCGCTTCCATGTAGTCGCGACCGGCACGGGCTAGCTGGTATGCCCACTTGCCCCGACCTTCCGGACGGACGAACGTGTGGATCTCATAGGTTCTCGGAGCGGTCCAAGTGCAGGCAAAGCCGCCATGTTCGCCCAACAGGAAATAATGGTCTGTGTTCGCAACCGCCCCGGTCAAGTCGATCGGCTGGCTGGGATCGCCCCCGACATGCGGACGAATTTCCGGGTGGTTCACAAGCGCGTTGATCGTGTCGGCATCGAATGACCGCTCGATCATAACGGCTCCAGCACACCGCCATTGTTGTAGAACTTGTCCCCGCCGATCTGGATCGTTGGGAAATTTAGAACGCCACCCTGAATATCGTCGATCAGTTGGTTGGCCTGATCTGCCGCGACCCCGGCCTGCGTAGCGGCATCGTTCGCCACCACCGTCGCTGCCGATGCCTGGGCTGCCACATCGTAGGCCGTTTGAATTGCCACGACAGCAGAGGCGAGCGCCGAATATGCGCTTTCGATCGCCTCGCAATGCTTCTGCCAGAATCGCTGAAACTGCCCCGCCGGGCGCCCCAACTTATCAACCACCGGGAACGCGGAATTGAGCCGCTCCAATCGCAGCCTTAGATCGCCAAGATCGACCGAATAGGTGCGGCTGAACGTAGCGGAACTTCCGGTCAGACCGAACATGCCGGTCATCGCGAGCAAGCGCGGTGCTGTGCCCTGCCCTGTAAGACCGAAAATGCCTGTATCAGCTGCGAGGCTCGGCATTATGCGACCTGAAGGATGCCGTTGCTTGAACTGAAGTCGATCGGGTAGGATTCGGTGTCAGCAAGCGTCACCGATGATCCGTTGTCCCAATAGCCGATAAGCTCCTTGTTCGTTGCCGTGTCGTTGTAGAGGACGATGTAGCGGAACGGGCCAAGCGACCCGCCAGCAGCCGTAAACGTCACGTCGCTGCCGACTAGCTTATACGTTCCGCTGGTCTGGGCAGATGAGGTGATCGTGACCGTGAGTCCGCCCGCCACATAACCGTTGCCGGGGGTCAATTCGGAAATATCGCTCTTCTGGGTATCGGACGCGCTTGGGGGTGTGACCGTCAGCATCACCTTAAGCGTGTCCGATCCCAAGTTATGCTTCTTCTCGGCCAGCGCTTCCACGAAGCTGTTGAACTTGTTGAACGTGGCCATTAGCGGCTTCTCCCCCCCGCCATCTCGTTCGCCCTGACACCTGAAAGGGTCCAAGGAGCAGGGTCAGTGGTGCGGAACTCCATGAGCGCACCGGGCTCGTCCAATTGTCCCAGGCGGCGCCATATCGATCGAACACGATAGTCACCCTGCCGGCCGATCGCCGATGGCATCCAATCCCCGAAGCTCTTGCCCCCGTCTCTCGATAGGCGAAGCTCAACGACCGGATCGGTTCCCTGCCCCGTCAGGCTTGGGGTCTGGCCGGGACTGATATCGACGTGGACACTGTTGAGCGGTTCAGGCTTGCCGGTCTTGCGAATGATCGCACTGGCAATACGTTCGATTGGGTCGTCTCCATCCACCAAAGCGGACTGGTCCAGCGTCCAGATGATGCCCGTCGTGTCGTCACCGGCATAAACGGTGCTGTCGATGATGCAGCCCAGATGCGCGCGCCAGCCAGAGCGGTTCCAGGTCTTGAACTCCTGCCATTCGCTCGTTGCAGCATCATAGGCAAAGGTGCCGTCGATCGTGTTGACGCAGAGGAAATAATGACCGTTCCAGACGAACGCCCAGATATGGATCTCGCCAGCGCTCGTCCGGCCAAGCCGTTCCTCAATGCCGAAGTCGGAGATGCGGGTTGGGACAGCATCGCCGCGATACACGATCTTATCCTGGCCAACCCACGCAGCGGTGTTGTCATAGCTGCAAATCGAATCCCGGTTGACCGCGCCCTTGTCGTAAACCCTGCCTTCTATACGGGAAAACGGCTGTGTTCCGTCGCCGGTTGCCTGAAAGAACTCGGTCGAAGCCTCGCCGAACATCCATAGCTCGTCACCGACTACGACGATCCCGACCAGATTGTCAGGCTTACGCTCTGCGGAGGCGAAGGAGAGGCTGTCCCACGTCTCGCCATCCAGCACCGCTGACCAGTAGAACTTTTCCGTGCCAGTCCGCGCAACGACGAACAGGCCGGCGAAATAGACGACGCTATTTTCGCCCGCGTCATCCGGGAATGTCACCGTAGTGGTACTGCTGCCATCATAGCAGTACATGTCCGAGCCGGTCGCAACGAGCAATTGAAGCTCACTGGCGGCAAAGCTCACACGCGAGGACGCTGCGACGCTACCGACCTCGTCACCACTGCGATAGAGCTTCCCCCCGCTAACAGCGAAAACCTCGCCGTTGAACGTGCCCGGCTGCGCAAATAGCCCATAGATCGGAGATTCGCTCACCGTCGTGAACTGGACAAGGCCGGGGCGGCCGATCAGGCGCAGCGATTTGTCGGCGCCCACCTCAAGGTACTGGTTGACGAGCCGCGTTTCGGAGAACTGCCCCACATTCCTGCGATAGGCGTTGATGCCGAACGGGATGGCGACCATTAGAAGTAGCTCACCGGCGTTGGGTCTTGGGTAGATCCAAGCTTCATGCTGATCATGGTGCGGAATTGGCTCGCCAGGCGGGTCAGGGCTGGCGTCAGGGGCATATTGAAGTCACCGGACAGGTTGACACCCAGGCACGCGGCAAAGCCCCTAGGGGAGCGCCATGCGATCGGGCAGTCATCGGCAAAGGCAAGCCCGCTGAGGCTAACCCAGGCATCACGATCCCAAATCCACGTGTTGCGACCGCTATCGTCAGATATCTCGATGACGGTCAGGTCGCGCGGCTTGCGGTAGACGCCGTCAGAGCCGAGCACGGTCACCGGAAGCGTCACGACAACGGTAGTATCGGCAACAACGCGGTCGAACTCCTTGGCGGTGTAGTCGGTAGCGGCATGATAATCATTCAGGTGCCCGAACATGCCGGAATGCACCCAGCCGGTCAGCATGGATTGTAGTTGATCAAGCGCAATCTGGGCATCAGCAGCCGTTGGCGTTTCGTTGCCGCCGTACACGCCGATCATTCGCAGCGCGGAAGTTCCCAGGTCGCGACAGGTCGTCATCAGTAGAGCGCCACGATGTCCGTTGCGGTCGTACCGGTGCTATAGACACGGCGCATGGCGACCGGGATAATCTGTCCGTTGGCGAGATTCTTTACCAACGTACCGGTCGCGGATGCTGGCGCGGCTACGGCAGTCGCTGTCAGATTGCCGGCTGTGCCGATAATCAGCCCACGACAGCCCGCCGGCAGATCGACGGTATCGCTTGGCGTAACGGCGCGCATATCCGTTGCCGGACCCTGCCAAAGGTTCTCAGCCATTAGGCTATCTCCGAAAAATGAGGGCGGGAGCCGAAACCCCCGCCCAGATCGTTACGACGTGGTGGAATCTTCCACGACGTAGAGCAGGCACAGGGTTACTGACCCCGCCGCACCAGTTGCCGCATTGACGCCGGCAACGCCGACGATCAGCGTCTTGGCGGTAAACTGGTAATCCAGCCCACCAACCGTCTGTTCAAGCGAGAGCGTGCCCGCCTGACCAACGGTCGAACCGGAAAACAGGCGCGTTGCTGAACCTGCATCGCCGATATTGAGCGTAAGCGCCGGAGAGCCGTTGGTGTCCATGTCGGTGGCCGTGAGATAACCGCCGACGACGCGAGCGCCCTTCGGCATGTAGCCGAACTGGATCGTGTCGGTAGTAGCCGGTGCCGCAGCGCAGGTTACCGTCTGGCGGAACTCCTGCACGTTATAGCGCTGGCCATGAACCGCGATCGGGTTCTTGTTGGCCACGGCCGGAGACTGATAAGTCGCCATGTCGTTGTTTCCTTGTAATGAAAAAAGGGCGGGAGTTACCCCGCCCAATCAGGCTTAAGAGTCAGCCGCAGCGCCAACGAGGACCGTGAAAACGCCATTCTGAACGCCGTTGTAGGCGATCTTCTTGACGCCAAGCAGTTCTTCGATGGCCACACCCGGGCGGAACCCATAGTCCTTGAGGTAGTCGGTGCGCGGGGTCGGTTCCTGACCCCAGGCGATGCCAACCGAACCCGAGCCGCACAGGAACACCGGGCGAACGTCCGCAGACGATCCGCCGATTGCGTTGAAGCCGGCCGTGGCGCAGTAGTCATCGATTTCCGGCACTTCGCGGTGCAGGACACCGTCGTAGAACAGGTCACCGTCCTGGAAGATCGGGTTGTTCTTCCAGCCGTCATCCTCGCGAGCGCGCGCATTGGTGTTGGCGCTCACGATCGTGGTATCCGCCTTGAAGTCGCGGAACGAGCGAGCGCCATGGAAAGCCACGAAGAATTCGCGACCGTTCATGCTGTCCACCCGCCACGGACGAATACGCGGGTTGGCCGACTTGGCCATGCGCTTCGCCAGTCCCATGATCGGAACTGATGCCTTCATCGCCGACGTGACGTTAGCCGCTGCAGTCGAGAAGGTGGCGTTATAATTCGAGATCGCGTTACCAAACAGGATGCGATCCGAATTGGCCGCCGTCCACGTGTTCTTGTTCGCTGCCGTAGCAACATCGAAGTTCACGAGATCGGTTGATGCGCCGGACGTGCCCACGACCACCGAGGCCATAGCCTTGATGATATCGTCGCGGAGCTTTTCCGACTCCCACACATTGAGGCCATCCTTGGCCGCGTTGAGCAGGTTGACTTCGGTCTTGTAACTGGTCGATTTGGGCACGCGAACCGCGTTACGCCGCCAGTCGATCGACATGGCGAAGTTGAAATTGACCAGCTCCTCTTCGGCACCGTCCAGAATTTCCGAACCGGTGACGCCAGAACCGGTCAGGCGACCGATGAACGGGATGTTGATGGTCTTGCCCGCCTCTTCCTGAAGCTCGTAACGAGTCAGGATGATGCCGCCCTTGTTGAGGTCGGCGTTCGACATGTAGGGCATGAACCGCGAATCGCGCACGTACTCCTGGAAGTACTTGGCGATCCACTTCTGCTTTTCGGATGCAGAAGCGAGAACGACTTCAGACATGATCTATTTCCTATTGTCCGAATAGGCCCGCATATGCGACGCCCGGACCAGCCGGGACGTGGGCCGCACCACCGCCGGCACTAGGTGCGGAAGCAATGGAGCGCGCAGGGATTGGGGCCTGCTCTTGGGGAGTAGCAGCAGCCACGGGGGCAGCAGCCGATTGCGTGTCGGGCGTCTGCGCGGCTTGCCACGCGAGGAACGCTTCTATTTTGGAAGGATCGACGGTAGCGCCCAGCTTATCGAGCGCCTGAGTGCGCTGATATTGGGCAACCGCAAATCCATAGGGGTTGCGTTGGGAGAGAACTTGCTGATGGAAGGACGGGTCTTCGGCGAACCGCTTGACCGCCCAATCCTTGACCGCGTCCACCGTCTCGTTGCCGAACTTCTCGCGCGTCATCTCTTCCGACATGTCGAGCTTGGCACTGAGTACGGCTTGCTGGGTCTGGTCTAACCTGAGATCGACATAACCCTCATCATCCGGTGACGGCGCGGGCCGTTGGAACTGCCGAAGCTGATCCTCCAGTGCCTTTGCCCGATCACGTTCCGCCTTCAACTGGTCGCGCGTATCCAGAACCGCCGCGAGAGGCACATAGCCTTCGGGGATGACTGGCTTAGCGGCCGGCTCGGGGCTGGGAATCGGCGCGGGCGCCGGCTCATTCACAACCTCGGGTGGCGTTTCGACAGGCGCAGCGTTGGCAGGAGCCTCAACAGCGCCGGGTACGTCTTCAGGTCCGGCTTCCGCCGGGTTCAGAAAGTCCAAAGTATCCATTGTTCACCCTCGCCGCTATTGCGTCAGCGGCTCCACGATACGCCCGGTCCCCGGCGGCAGGTTTCCGCTTTACGCTGCGGCAGCTGATCGCCCGTTAACCCCGGCGGCGGGTACTGGCAGGGGCGTTGCGGCCTCTAGCCCTGTTGCGAACATGTTGACGTGAGCCTCGTTCTCGAGAACTTGCGCCTTCACGGTGTTGAGAGTGGCCACCGACTGATCCACGGCGATCTGCGCCTGCATTTCGGCTGCGGCCAATTGCTGTTGCTGTTGCGCGGCCGGATCGGGCTGGCTTGATAGCTCTTCAAGCTTCTGGAGTAGATCAGCCTTGTTCGGCAGCGACGACATCTGAATGAGCAGCGGCAGCGGGATCTGCACCGCGTCGGCGCGGGCCAGGTCAACCAGCATCTGGAACTGCTCTTGCTGGAGCGATTGCGTGTTGGAGACGGTATCGAGGATGATATCCACGTCCATCTCAGCCAACTGGTTTTCGTAGCCCAGGATCACCTCTTGCGTTCCGACCATGGGCATACCCGTCTCCGGGTGCGGCACGATCGCGGGCACTTGGGCGACCTTGGGCTGGTTGATCCCGATATACTGAGGCGCATTCATGTCGTCGGTGACACGAACATAATCCTCAGACTTCCAGAATTGCTTGGCACGGGTCCAGCACGCCCGATAGACGCGCAACTCCCATTCCTCGATACCGCCCAGCACAACGGCTAGTTCGGTCATGCCGGCCTGTTGGCGCACCAACTGAGCCCGGCCCGACTGATCCTCGCCAGAGCGGCCCAGAACGGCGGGGTTCGGCCCCATGCGCTCAATCTCTGCCGTCGATATGCCGAGCAGGTTGAA